TGGCAAGATCATCACTAGTGAGCTTAACTCTATTACTAGATGTTCCTTTTTTACGAGAAACTCCTGCAACTGGAGATTGCACTCTATTGTTTTTTTGTACTACATTTTGTTCCGTTTTGGAAGTGTTTTCTTCTGATTTATTAAAATAAGAAAGACCACTTGATTTTAATCTTTTAGTCATTTCATCGTAATATCCAGGATCATGCACATCCCAACCTTCTTCTGTTAATTCAGCATCAATTCCATAAGCCATAGCTGTTTCTTTTCTATAACCAGGTTTATTAAACCATGTTGAATTTTCTTTTACCCACTCGGTGGCTAAAGGCGGAGCTTTTTTGTCAGTTTTTTCTGCAGGTTTAGGTACTCTTGCAGCATAATCTTCTGTTTTAGTCATTTGACTACGAATTTCTGCCATACTTTCATACAATTTTACTTGTTGATCAGTATTACCTTCTTCAATTGCTGTTTTAAGTTGATTAGAAACACTAGAAAGTTGATTACCTAATGATTTATTAGCTATATCATATGTCTTTCTTTCCATTTTAGACATTTTTTCTTCCATGTCAACTAACTTTTGTTCAGCTTCTGCTCTTTTAGCTACTTCTTTTTGGATTCTTTTACGAACTTTAACAGAATAAGGCATATCATCTGAATATTCTGGAACTTTTTTTTCTTCCAGTTTAACCTGTCTTTCGTTTTCGTAAGTTTTATCTACATCTGGTTCTTTTTCTGTAGATTCAGTAGAAGTTTCTTCTTGTTGTTGTTGTAGTTTTTCTAATGGATTTAAAGGTACATCTACCTCTTGTCCTTCTACTACTTCATCAAGTTTAACTTCTAATTCTTCTTGTTTTTTTTCGTTTTCTTGCATAGTTTCTCCTATGTTGTCATTAACTATTGTTAATGTATGTTACAGTTGTTGAGTTACTACTTCTGGATTTTCCAAAGTTGCAATAATCTCATCATCATTTAATAACACCATTTTTACCTTTTGTACAGAAATTCTAGCTCCTGCATATCTACCAAAAATTACCCAATCTCCTACTTTACACCAAGGTTTTTTTCTATCGCTATAACATTCATCGCCCATAGCTATTACTTGACCTACACTATTTAAGTAAGATTGACCATCTTTACTAGAATCCGTTAAAATTATTCCACCTTTAGTTTTTTCTATTACACCTCTAGGTCTTATTAATATTCTATAACCTACTGGTTGTGGTACTTTTTCTGGTGTTGGAACATCATTATCTGTTGCCCATGATTCATTACTATTCATCTTCTATATCTCCTCCTTTTTTATATTGTTCAATAGTTTCATTTATAATACTAAAAGCTTTATCTAAACCTTGTCCATATCCATAGACACGTTTAAATTCAGATATATTATCTACACCTTTATTTAATAAATTTTGTGATAGTTCTTGTTTATGATCTTTAATTTTTTTCTTAATCGCTTGAATCAGTCGTTCCACTTTTTCCTTTCTTAAAAAAATCTAATGTTTCTTCAAAATTTTTTCTTAAACCATTTGAAGCAATAGCAAATAAATGTGGTTTAACTTTTTTAATAGATATTTTTTTATTTTCTAAAAACTTTTTTGCTTGTCTTATTGATTCAGGTTTTGCTGCCATTAATCTCTTTTCTTTTCTTCTCTTGCAACTTTACTTGCAATCTCTACTATCTTTGCTTTAGATTCAGCATCTTTTCTTGTGTCTTGTTTTTCATTTTGTTTAACACCTTGCATAAATCTAGCTTTTCTAATATTTAATTCTTCAGCTTTAAGTTGTAATTGAGCTTGATCTTTTTGTGCTTCTCTTGATTCTTTTTCTTGTTCAGGAGAAGGTGGCATACTTCCCATTAATTGTTGTGCTGCTTGTGCTGCAGTTGCTGCTATTCTATTTTCTTCTTCTATACTTATTTCTTTAGATGGCTCGTCATCTAATTCTCTATTAAAATCTCCAGAAGAAACAGGATTACCAGGAGGTACAGATGCTTGCATTTGTTGTTGATATAAATAAGCCATATGTTGACCCATATGAGCTAACATTGCTGGATATAATCTTTCTTTAGCTTCAGGGTTTCCACCAAATCTAGGATCATTCATAAATTGAGCATGAACTTGCATATGAGCTTGATGATCTTGATCTTCAAATACTTGAATTGGTTTAGCATTTAATACAGCCATATTTTCTGATACTGGATCACGTCTAGGAGTATCTTCATCTTCTATCATTAAATCCATGTAATCAGGAATATTAAGAGCTTGTAAAAATCTTCTTGTTGCTACTTTAACATCTACTACATCTGGAGAAGCTTGTGCTAATTGTAAACCTGTTTGTGCTAATGCTATTCTTTGAGCTTGTGAAAATATATTAGGATCAGAAACTGGAACTACACTAATGGATTGTGTAAAGTCTTTTCTTCTAATTTTTTTATTTTCTCCAATTATTTCAAAAGAATATTCATCATCTAAATATTCTCCATTTAATTCATATATTAATTTAAATTCTCTACCTTGTGCTTGGTGTATTCTTTTATGAATAGCAGAAAATACTTTTGAACCTTGTTCTATTAAAGCAATAGTAGTTCCAACTGGACCTGACCCTGCAGAATCACCAATCATAGCATCAGCTATTGATGCAAAACGTCTCCCGGACTCTGTTAATACTCCTAATAATTGGAGTAAAGTAGGAGAAGGTTCTTTGAAAGGGAGAGGGATAAAACTCTTTCTCAGATCATCTCCATAAGCTTCAACTTCTACCCATTCACCAGGAGAAACAGTAATGTCTCCACCTTCTATTCTTGCTCCTTTAGCTCTAAATCCTCCATTGAGGTTGGCAAAGGCAGCTGAATCTAGTAATGCTCTTAAAGCACCAGTGCTGGCATGTTGAAGTCCGCCGATCATTTGAATAAGACCGAAGCCATAAAAGCCTAAGCCCGGAAGATATTTATAATGTACAAAATATGTTCTTTTTCTTTTTAAAGTATCATCTTCTTTCCAATTTCTTCTAATTGATAAAACTCTTTGTGAATCATAATCAACAGTTACTATATAAGGTAATTCTAATTCATTTTTATCTTCACCTAAATCTAAATTACAATGTATTTCTAAAACAGTATGAATTTTATCTGCCATACTTGGCGTCATACCTTCTAATCTTTGTAAAGTTTGTTCAACCATATCGCCACTATTAGGATCACCACCTCCCTCAGCTTTAGTTAAAGGTATATCTTTATAATAACCAGTTACTTGATGTTTTCTAATATCGTTACGAGTAAGTTTCATAACTTGTGTATATCTATCAGCTGTTTCTAAATCTGTATTTTCCATAGAGATTACAAAATCTTCTGCTGGAACAAATTTAGAACAAATTCTATCTAATGTATTATCAAAATATATTTTTTTAAAAGCACTGCCAGCAATAGCTAAATAAAATAACATTTGATCTAGTTCATTAAAATAATCTGGTATTTCTTGTGTAACTTGAAAATTCATAAAGTCTTGAACTCTCTGTGCTTGTTCTAATTTTTTATCTGTAGTTTTACCTATAATTTGAGTTTTAACAGGACCACCTGCTGGAAACATTTCAGCAATAGCTCTAGCTTGAAATTGTGTTGCAGCTTCTGCAAGTAATGGATGATGAACTCCTGAAGCTCCCGGGAATGGGTCTTGTCTATCTTCAACAACTACACCTAACATTTTTAAACCTTTTGAATATTGGTCTTCCCAATTTTTACGAGAGCTTTTATCATCTTCATAAGCTCTTACTAATTGTTTGCCTATAAGATTAATTTCTGTTTCAGGTAATTCTTCAGCTAAATTAGAATAATGATTACTTTCAAAAGCATCTTCTTCTTTTTCAGTTTGCTCTTGATCAATATCTACATTTACTTTTTCCCCATTTTCATTTGTAAATTGTAGTTTTTTTTTATCTAATTCAACTTCCATTATTTTTTCTTCTTCTTTTTTGCTATTTTACTTCCATACTTTTTAGACCAGCTTTTCGCTATCTTTGGATGATTTTTATAAAGATAACGTCTTTGTTTTTCTGATCTAAAAGGCATTAACTTTTAGCAGTTTTAGCAGACGCTTTAAGTGCTTTAGCAGAAACAGTTCCTTTACCAGGTCTACTGGTTCCGGCTTTTTTCCTTTTGTTCATATTATAATACAAACCTTTTTTAGCGATGCGTCCACTTTTAGTTTTGTGATAACCTTTTTTCATAAGTTTCCCAAATCTTTCTCTGTTAATCACTTACTTTTTTTTCTTAAAACCGTAAGTGCCTTTTGGTTTTCTTGTAGCTTTCGCTACTTTTCTTCGACCAGCCATTGACATTTTTTTACCAGATTGTTTTCCTCTAGTCATGCCTAACTGTTCGTCTTTTCTTGCATTGTATCCTTGTTTTTTCATATCAGTATACCTCCTGGTTCATACCATACTTTCCTATATAGAGATATAAAACAAAAATTTTGATTATTCTAGTATTATTTTTTTAATAGCTTTGCTACCATCAATATTTTCTTCTATTTCTGCTTCTACTTTACCACATTTATATTCTATATTGTCATTTGTATCACGTTCAGCAACACGTTTGCCTTTTAAACAATCTGACATTGCTGGTTGTATTCTGTGTTCAGTTAGTTCTCCTGCTATAAACATACAAAGAGCTACTACAGATTCAATCATTAGTGTGTACCATTTCCATTTTGTCTAACCTTATCTTTAAGAAGTTCTATATCATTTAATGCTTTTTCTAATTGTGTTTTAAGAAATTCTATATTTACTTTGTTAGTCATATTTTGTTCTTGATTTTTAATTAACTTCTCTACATCTTCAAATAAACTTTCTATTAACATAAATTGTTCTTGATCAGTAGGTTTTTGTTCTGACTTTTTTAATAAATCTGCTTGAAATAATTCTCTTGATGTTTCTAGTGATGTTAATCTTGCAGTTAATTCAAAGTATCCATATACACCAATGGCCACTGCTGCCATGATAGAGAGCATATTTTTAATAGGCATTCCTATTGTAGTTTGTTCTGATATTTTCATGGTTTAGGTACCGGTAATATTATTTTTTCATCTGTTAAATATTTAGGTATAACTAATTTTTTTTTACCATCTATAAATTTATCACCCATTAATTTAACATCAGGATTTTCTTTTTTGTAATCATTTTTTAAATCATCCCAAGCACTTCCTGAATTGTCTGGTCTAGTAGTGTCTCTTGTAGGAGTAATACCTCTACATTTCATAACTAACAATCTAAAGTTTTCGTTGTGTGCCAAACTAGGATTACTATTTACTCTACCACACATCTTCATTAATTCTAATTGTTGTTTGATGGATACGTTTTCTTTTAAAGTCTTACAATCTGTACCTAAATATTTTCTGTATGTAAAACTTAATCTATAATTATCACTGTCACCATCATAATTATTGCTGTCACTATAATGTCTATAATCATAATTTCTATCTTCGGCTTCTACTCTTGTTTCAAAATCTCCACATCTTGAACCATACTCGTTAAGATATTCGTTTTTAGGATATGCAGGTCCACCAAACAAAGCTAGTAAAGTAAGCATAATTATAAGTATAGCTGTAAATCTGTAATCCATCCTGAAACTCTCCATATGTTTACCTATTTAAATCTTTTATATCGTAGCTGTGCTCACGTACTTGATCTGCTAATTGTCTATATAAATTTTCTGCCATCTGCCATGTAGCCTCTGCTGACGATAGTCTTGTGTTCATTTCTGCAATTTTATCTTGAGCCATAGTTAAATCTCTTTCAAGATTAACAATATGAACTTCTGATTGATTGATAGTGTCTGTTAGATTAACAATATATTTAACGCCAGTGAACGTCCCAAACAACACGGATGCTATGACTGGTACTAATACAAAATTCTTTTTAAATAGTTCTGCGATGTTCATATTTTCCTATTTTTAGGAAAACATTATATAACAAAAATGTTTATGCGTCTAGCACTTCCATCTACGTCTAGCTTGTCTTATTCTAGAGTTAGGATCATTTCTTGTTTTAGCAGAGCTTCTTTTTAATTGTCCTGCTGATCTTGCACAATAAGATTTTCTACGTTTTGCTGCTTTACTTCCAGCTTTAACTTTACCAGTAACTGCAGTTCTTAATTTAGAACCTGGATTAGCTCGTCTATATGCAGCGACACCTTTATGTGTCATTCCTGCTCCTGATTTAGTTTTTCTATAATTACCACCTTTACCAGTAGTTTTTCTTATAGAATTTTCTCTACGTCTTTTAGGTCTAATTCTAGCCATTATAAACCGTACCCAAAACCATCTTTAGCTCCAGTAGAAGCGGCATTATTATAAGAAGCTCCTCCACTAGAACTTTGATTATTATTATCACCAGCATCACTGTGAATATTAAAACCATCTTGACCATAAGTAGGAATATCATAAGTCATCATATCAATAGGAAGATCATTTTTTCCTTGTGAATCTTGATTAGTTATATTTTCTATTCTTTGCTTTTCTTTTTTTTTTATTCCTCCACCAAAAAGAACTGGTAAAGCAAAAGGACCAA